CGTTGTAACATCATATTATTCCAATTAAAGCCTTTACTATTTCGATCTTCGTATGCCTCTATAAGACCAACTTTCTTCTGTGTTCCTTTTTCTCTAACGCCAGGAAATGCACTAAAGATATTATCAGTTGGATCTCCTCGCATACATTTTTTAAATAGTTGATACTCTGGTGCAGGAGTTTGCTTATGCTCTCCAGTCTTTTTATCTTTAACAGGCTTACCGTAATCATCGAAATACCCGTCTAATGTAATCATATGGTTAGTAATACCGTTATACTGCTTTACATGTGTGTTAACGAGTTGTACAAAGTCGCTGTCGCTACTTACAATAACATGTTTATCATTAGGATGCATATGGATAAATCTAGCGATAATATCATCTGCTTCTGCTATATCACATTGTAGAGTACTACAATTCGCATTTGCAGTTAAGAACTTAGTTAATTCATCGTAGGCTTCATAAAACAGTTCGTCTTCTTCTTTGTCTGTTTCATTAAGAGCCTGTCTGGCTGCCTTACGATTTGCTTTATACGGAGTATAAAAATCCTTACGCCAACTACGACCTTCGAATGCAAACACTACATGATCTGCACCACTAATTCGCCATGCTTTATTAATTGCACTCATTGTTACATGAATAGCAAAACCTAATTTAGTCCATGTATCCATTCCTCTGTGTGCGGCGTGTCTTGCTCGAAAGAATGTATTTAGACTGTCTACTAATAAGTATGTTTTCAAAACTACCTCTAAAGTTTATTAATTAGTCTTAATTGTACTATGTTCTTGGGTAGAAGTCAATCGTTCAAGTAAAAAGTTATACCACGCATCGTGTCCGTCTTCTCCAAAATGGTAACCGTTATTCACAGTTTTACAGCCTTGTTTAGTTAGATACTTTGTGTACTCGTCTATATGAAAAAACAAGTGCTTAATATGTTGTTGATTAAGTTCGTTACTAAATTGGTTTATAAGATTAGTCCAATAAAGTTTTTTAGTTCTAACTTCCTCTGGAGTCTGATCGATTACCCATTGTTTATATTTTTCTTTAAGTTCCTCAGGAACACTGTCTGTACCACTTGCAGTAACTTGAAGCCATTCTTCTTTGTAGGGCCATTCTTCTCTGTCCCAAGTCGTCCAACCTATTACGATAAAAGGCTTTGCTTTAGTGTTTTCTAAAAAGTTTTTTGTAGTTCTCAATATTCTTGCATTACTACTTGCACTTTCAGCCTCTAATACCAAGGTTGCATTCAGATATTTGGCTAATTTAGCGCCATATGTTTTATGTATTACTTCTGGATGAGGTCTTCTGTCTGTATCACATATTGTAGGGTCATCTCCAGCAAAACAATAATCTTTTAATATTTCAGCACCAGCACTATTGCTATCGCCGTTAACATAAAGTATCATAGAATCTAACTTTCTTTTTACTTGCTGGAATACTATCGTCTAAGTACATTTATTAAATCCTCTCATTCATCGTCCCATTTGTTTCTCTTATAAAACCCTCGTCGTAGTCCTTCTAGACGTATCCATTCATCTGGATTTCTTTTACGCCATTGACGTTCCTTGTAGTTATCCCATAGTAAAAATAGTAGGCACCAAGAAAGTACAAGCAAACTTGTACTGCTAATCACATAAATTGCAATATCTATCATTTCTAGTCATCTAATAATTGGCAAATTTTATGTGCAATCTTTTCAAAGTCTTCTTCTTTAAGACCTCTTGTAGTCTCTGCCGCAGTGCCTATACGTATACCTGATGTTTCTACAAAGTTACGTGGATCATTTGGTATTCCGTTTTTGTTAACAGTTATACCATTTGCTTCTAATTTATCTGCAGCTTCTCTACCACTATACTTGCTTTCGCTCAGATCCATTAATATAATGTGACTGTCAGTTCCATCTGTTTGTATTTTAAATCTACGTTTCTTAAACACTTCACACATTGCTTCTGCGTTGTCTACTATTTGATGTGCATAAATCTGAAACTCTGGTGTACTTGCTTCTAAGAAACATTGTGCCTTTGCAGCAATGATGTTCATTAATGGTCCGCCTTGTGTACCCGGGAAGATTGCACTATTAATCTTTCTAGTATACTTTGGGTCGTTCCATAATATCATTCCACCTCTAGGACCACGTAATGTCTTGTGTGTTGTACTTGTAACTACGTCTGCATATTCAAACGGACTTTGATATGCACTGCCAGCAATTAATCCACTGTAATGTGCCATGTCAACGACTAGTTTTGCACCTACTAGGTCTGCAATTTCTCTAAATGCTTTCCAATCGATTTGTCTTGGATAAGCACTAGCACCTGCAACAAGAACCGCAGGTTCTACTTGTTGTACAAGTTCTTTTACATAATCGTAATTAATGTAACCACTTGCATCAACACCATATGTGTATGCATTATAAATCTTACCACTTAGTGTAGGAGGTGCACCGTGACTTAAATGTCCGCCACTTGCTAAGTCCATGCCTACTAGTGTATCGCCAGGTTTCATAAATGCTTGGTATACTGCGGTGTTTGCATTAACACCACTGTGTGGTTGTACATTAGCATAGTTACATCCGTACAGTTTACAAACTGTATCTATTGCTAGTTGTTCGATTAAATCCATGTTCTCACAACCGTTGTAGTAACGTTTGCCTGGATAACCTTCTGCATACTTGTTGGTAAAAACACTACCACACAATTCCATTACTGCTTCACTTGCAAAGTTTTCACTGGCAATAAGTTCAACAGTATCCATTTGTCTGCCGTGTTCTTTAGTTAAAATATATCTAACTTGTGGGTCTATATCTACCATACTATTTGCTATGACTAGGCATTTTAGTTTCTAGGAACCAAACATGCTTCCTTAACTTAGGATGATATGTCTTTTCACGGATTTTTTTACCTCCTTGTATCATTGAGGTACTTTTCCTTGCAAGATAATGATAACTGGCGTTTTCTCTTTTTTCACCTTCTGGTATCATCCATGCTTTAGAATCTTTATTTTTTTTAGCTGCCATTGTTTTATTCCTTTCGTATATTTAAGTGAATGTTATCTTTTCTACAAGAGTCTGATACAATATTAAGTTATAATCCATTCATTTAGTAAATTTTTGCCTAGTTTAAAAGTGTTATCTGAGTTTGTAATATGCCAATCAACGTTATATCTAAATCTGTGATGGTGTTTGATCCATAAATCCTTAGTGTGTTTTTGATGTTGTAGCAAATCACGATTATCATCGACTAACTTTTGCATACGCAATACTGGATCGTCTTCAAGGTCATATGCATGATTGATTATATCATCAAATACATCAAATTCATGAGTACGAAGCCATTCTACTGTGCCTTTGCCAGCAACAAAAATAGGAAAATTGCAAGCCAATTGACTGTGTAATATCTTTTCACATATCCACGGAATTGCATAGTCGTATATACTAAACATTATATATTCAACAAAGCTGTTTTTATAAAAAGGCATGAGATTATTGACATAATTAGCCGGATTATCAAATACTGATTGGTTTGGCTCTAGATCATCATATGGGGGATATGCATCTTTTGTAACAGGAAAAAGTCCATCTGACTGTTTAGCCCTCTCCCAACCTTGTGACATAACTGTTTTAAAATTTTCATGTTTATCAAAGTCCCATGAGACTGAATTCATAATATCAAAATTAAAGTCGTTTAGAGATAAATGCCATTTCAGTAACGGAGCAGTAATAACACAATGTTCGTCTAAGCCAATGCCTAACATATAACTTAACAAACATAAACGATGTGATCTTGGCAAACGGTTTAAACTTATACCTATCTTTGTGCTATCAAAATTTTTATTAATTAAACAGTCAAGGTTGCGATACTCGCCAATATGGTCATTGGGATCATGTGTATGCACTGAGAAATTATACCAGATCCATTGCACGTTTAGAGGCCATTGTGCAACATCTTTCCATCCAGGACAATTAGTAAGCACCAGAAAAGTCTTTTCTGGATGACTATTAAATAGTTTAAAAAATACGTCTAGTCCACTATACGGAGGGATATCTGCATAAT